CGTAACGCAGGTAGAAGTCAAAGAGCCAGCTGGGGAGAAAGATACATCTTCTCAGCTGGAAGAAGAGACTTCACCTGCTCAGGATAAGCAACCGGTCGCGTGCTTCTTTACTGCTGATGGCGTCCGAGTCAACTCTGAAAACCAGCCCATAGACGAATACGGCACTATCCTAGATGAGAAGCCGTTGCTACGAGGTTAGTATGAGCAATTTATCGCAAGCGCAGCGAGACAAGCTGCCAGATAGCGCATTTTGCGGCAATGGTCGGTCCTTCCCGGTGGTTGACCGCGAAGACATCATGAAAGCCGTCCATGCGATGGGGCGCGCCGGATCGGACCAGGAACGAGCGCAGATCAAAGCATGCATCATCAGAAAAGCTCGAATGATGAAAGCGATGGACGCGTTGCCGCAAGAGTGGCAGGACCAGATGAAAGGCAACAACTAAGTGGATAGGACAGCAGCAACGTCGTACTTGACGCAACAATTCAGAGAGCTAACGACCGATGCAAAGTTTGACGCATCGCAGACGACGGCAGCCTACGACAACGCCATTGATATGTCGCTCCGCTATCTTGGCTACGATGAGACGGCGTTGGCAACGGCTGATGTAGCTCAGGTTGATGTGCTCAAGTACCTGGCACTGCTGGACTACTTCGCGTTAGAGCGGTTCTCGACGCTGCTGGCCGCCCGGTTCGATGTCTCGTTTCCTGGTCCAGTCTCGGCAAAACGAAGCCAGGAGTTCAGCCAGGTGGGGGCTTTGCTGAACCGAGCCGAGAACAAACTGTCATCGCTCGGCATCGACATAGGCGCGAATGGTCAGAGCATGCAGGTTGGATATTTCAATCTGGACTTTCTTGAGCCTAGCACTGTGAGCGAGGTGTAGCATGACCATCTTCACTAATGCTGACCTGGATGACTTCTCAGCACTGGCTACTGATCTGGCACTAAAGGATGACTGCGACATCTTGCGAGAAACGAGCCATACCGATGACAGTGAAGGTGGTGAGTCGAGTGTGGTGTGGTCTACAGCTGCGACGGTGAAGTGCATGCTCACAGATGACAGTCAGACGCCAACAGAGAGCGTGGTAGCTGGCAGGCTTGACGGTCGGACCTTGCAAAAAGTGTGGTTTCCACGTGGCACCGATGTTCGCAAGACTGACCGCCTGCGCATCAATGGCACGACCTATCACATCATGGATGCCTCGACGAACTCGTATGAAGTGCTGAAAGCTGTTGAAGTCTGGAGGGAGTTCTGATGGCTATCACCACACCGCATACAGCGCTTCCAGACTTGTCGCAGGCTGTGTACACCGCGCTCAAAGCTGATAGCACATTCACCAGTCTCGCAGCTGGGCCGTTCGATCCGCCGCGTGAGAATCAGACCTTCCCGTTTGTCTCATTTGGCGAACACATAGAGATGCCGTGGTATCACTTCGGCAACACAGGCCGTGAAGTGGTGTTCATGTTTCATATCTGGTCTCAGCAACTTGGTACAGCGTCTTTCGGCTTCAAAGAATGCTACGACATTTTGAATGCTATCACGCAAGCACTGGAGACGCAGACGCTCACGATGACCAACTTCACTATGTCGCAGTATGGCTTCACGCTGGATCAAACGGTGAAAATGCTCGATCCAGATGGCATTACGCGGCATGTCGTTGCGAAGTATCGCACGAAGTTGATAGCAAAGTAGAGGTGTCAGGATGCCAGAAATAGAGGTCGTTTGGACGGGCTTTGATGCCTTGCTCGAAAAATACGAGAAGATAGAAGGCGGCGCTGCTGAGAGAGTGGACAAGACAATGGCAAACATTGGCTCAGATACGCTCTCCGTCATGAATGGTTATACACCTGTTGATACAGGCAGGCTCAAAAGCAATAACAAACTTGAGCCTATCGATCATGGCTTTGTGTTGAGCAACGAGACACCATACGCAGTTTTTGTGGAATACGGGACCAGGAAGATGGCTGCACAACCGTATTTAGGACCAGCGGTTGAATATGCAATGAAATCAATGGAGCAACAGCTTCCAGACGCGCTGGAATTAGATGAGTAGGAGATAAGCATATGCCATATCCAACAAGTGGCGTAGGCGGCAGCGTCAAAAACGGTGCCAATGTCATCGCGAATGTGGATGTATGGGATCTGCCACAGAAAGCAGCAACCAAAGACACGACTTCATTCGGCGCGTCTGGGGCGTATCAGGTCAACACATCCATACTTAAATCATGGACCGCGAAGATCCAGGGACGTGTTGATCCGGGTGATACGAATGGTCAGCTTGCACTTATAAACGGGCTGGGGAGCACATTCACATTCACTTTTGCCGTCGATAGCACGCACAACTGGAGCGGTTCCGGGATCGTGACAGGTATCCATCCCAAAACAAACGTGAATGATGTCGCGACTATTGAGTACGACATTACAGGTTCCGGGCCGTTGACATTCACCTAAGCCGAGGAGAGTAAGTTATGGGCAATCCGCTTGCAGGTGTGAATGGCGACGTGTGGGTAACTGCTACGCCTTCGATTGCACTAGTCTCCCCAGAAGCATGTACTGACTCAGGAGACCATACGACATACACCGCGAATACACATGTCTTCTGGGACTTTAACAGATTGGTCGCATTGTCTTTAACACGGCTCGTACCGTAGGCGTTAATGACCATGTGCGAATCTCAGCAGGCTCATACTTCACCGCAACACAACTAGAGGCTGCGCACACGTGGGACTTGCAGCAAAAGGCCATAGTGAAGGACTCGACCAGTTTCCAGGCAACAGGCGGCTGGATGACCAATACCACGATTATCAAGTCTGCCACCGGGAAAATAGATACTTACAGAAATGATGACAGACTCACGAAGGAACTAGGCAACTTGCTCGGTATGCAGCTTTATATCGACAAGGCCAATAACATCAGGTGGCAATTTTACGCACTCAACACTGGCTCTGATCCAAAGTCTAATGTGAACGACCTTCAAACGCAAACTCTCAGCTTCATGAGTGTGAAAGACATTTACCTTCTCACTTCATAGATAAGGCAATACTATGACTGATTTTATAGAAACAAATAATGAGCAGGAATTACGTTCTCTCATTTTCAATACTGACGACCGAGAAGAGATGCTCGTTGAGGTGCCGCAGTGGAAAACAAAAATATTGCTCAAGGCGGCGACAGGCACAAAGCGTGCTGAGCTTATAGCACTCGTTGATAGACCTCAAAACGCAGACTACTACAAGGACTTATATTTTGAACTGGTCCTGGCTGGCTGTGTCCATCCAACCACGAAGCGGCCAATTTTTAAGCCTGCTGACCGCGATACGCTGATGTCACAAAAGAATGGCGCGGTGCTGCAACTGCTGGCAGAAATGATTCAGCAATTGAGTCATATTGATGGCACTGTGTCAAATTTGGCAAAAAAAAATTTGCAGAACACCGAGAACTCTACCGCTACTACCAATTGGCAGAGCTTGCAGGAACCAAAGAAGTAACGCGATTGGTTGATGCTACACCGACATCTGAGCTAGTTGGTTGGATAGCCTATTTCGAGGAGAAAGAGCGACGTGAGCTAGCACGTCAGGTCGAAGCTCTTTCTATCGTGCTTTCAAAAATAGTGCCGAAAGAAGAATAACGCATGACTGACCAGACCGTCACCGCGAAATTTCTCGCGGATATCTCCGACTTCCAATCCAAGATGCGCGCGTTGCAAGCCTCGGCAAAAGAAGCGCAGGCTAGCGCGAAAGAATTGTCTACTGGACTCACACAGTCCGGCACCGGTATGCAGACGGTTGGGAAGAATGCTGAGAGCGCCGCATCTGGCATGAAAAAAATGGGGGAAGGTGGCAAAGAAGCCAGCATGGGGCTGAATGAGATGGTCAGCCGCGTTTCGCAGTCGATAGGCGACTGGCAACAGCTGATATCAATGGTCGTGCAATTTGTCCAGGCAGCAGATAAGGTGAACCAGGCCGCCAAAGATACACAGATCGCCTTTACCTACCTGACCGGAAGCGCGCAGAAAGCTCAGGAAGCTATCAAAAGCCTGAACTCAACCTTTGCCGCTCAAGCATTTGGGACGAAGGCAGTGGATGACGTGGCCCAGCACTTTCTCATGCTTGGTAAGGATGCCAACACGACGCAAAAAGAAATTATCCGGGTAGGTGATGCGCTCTCCGCGATGGGTAGCGATGCGAAGAACCTGCAACCAGCCATCGAACAGATGCATAAAATTCAGGATGCCACGATTGTCACAAAAGAGGATATGAAGCAATTAGTGGATGATGGTGTGCCAGCGTGGAATGCGCTGGCCGAAGGCATGAGTGCGGCTCGTGGAAAGACCATCTCGGTCGCCGAAGCCCAGAAGGAAGTGAATGCTGGGGCCATTCACGGCAAGGAAGCCTACCAGGATATGATGACCGGCATGATGCAGTATGCCGGTGCTGCTGAAGAAAAAAGTAAGTCGCTTAGTTCAGCTTGGCAACAATTCGGAGAAGAAGCTGCTCCGTTGCTCATCCCGTTAATAGAAAACTTGACCAAATTTCTCCATAATGTGAATGAGATCATCGCGGCCATAGGACAGTTGAAGCAAGCAATGGATGGTTTAGGCGGTGGTGGTCTCGGTCAGACTATAGGTGGCGCGGGATATATTTTGCAAATGGGTGGTTTAGGAATGTTCGGTCCGCTCAGCGGTATGGGAGCTTATGCATCCGGTGGTAAAGATCTACCGCAAGGCTGGCGTGTGGTCGGTGAAGATGGACCAGAGCTTCAGTACTCTCCAGGCGGCGATACCATCATACCTACGAACACCGATCCGATGACGTTTCTTGGTCTCGGCGGTAGCGCTCGCTCTGCCTTGTCTAGCGTTGGCAGTATGTCATCTATCACCATCCATCTCACTACAACCACGATGCTTGATAGTCGCGTCGTCGCTCAGCAGACTATCCCGCATATCGCGCCGATTATGAGACGCCAGTTCAGTAGGAGGGTATAGCTCATGGGTATCACCTCCTGCAACATCAGCAACATCAACTATCCAGTACGCGGTAGCGATGATCAGGGATTTCAATTCGATGATGTCCTGGAAGTGCCTGGAGCGCTTCTGGTCATCGTCCAGGACGCCAGCGGCACAGCAAACTTTGAGCGCGGCGATCCTATTGAGTTGGTTGACTCTGTTGATGGTGTGATCTATCGTGGTTCTGTTCTCTCATCCAAGCCGCTCAAAGCCAGCCCGGACATCAACAACACGTACACTGAACACACTGTCACCTGCATCGATAGAACGTATCCACTCACGATCCTGCCGAATACCACCAACTACGAGAACTGGTATGCAGGCGATATAGCCGTTGATATGGTGGTAAATGGTGGTTTGAAGGATGAAAGCGTCACGGTGGCCGCTGGCCTG